GCGCTGTCGCTGGAGACCACGTTCTTGTGGGGTAACGAGAGCCGAGAGCTACACCCTGACGTTGTGGACGGCCTGCTGGGTCGTCTGAACCGATACCCGTCGATGAAGGACGGCGGTCCCACACGGTCGTGTGCGCTGTTTGATACCAACATGCCGGACGAGGACACGTGGTGGCATAACAAGATGGAAGAGCCGCCATCTAACTGGGCGGTGTACAAACAGCCTGCTGCGATCATCAAGCCCGAGGTCTACCTCGAGAAGTTCGGCGAAGAGGCCGAAGAGGTGCTGCTCGATAAGGACGGCGCTGAGTGGGTCGTGAACCCCGAGTGCGACAACTACAACAACCTGCCCAAGCAGTACTATCCCAACATCATCCCGGGCAAGACTGAGGACTGGCTGCGTGTATATCTGCGCTCGGAGTATGGCCGCAGCCTGTCAGGCACACCGGTGTACGATAAGACGTTCACGTACGAGTTCCACGTGGCCAAAGAGAAAATCAAGGCGATTCGCAGCGAAGACTACCCGGTTATCATCGGTCTGGACTTTGGGCGCACGCCAGCAGCAGTGTTCAAGCAGCGCGATCCACGCGGGCGCGTAGTGACGCTGGCTGAGCTGACCTCGGAAAACATGGGTATCGAGACGTTCTTGCGGACGAAACTCAACCCGTTCATTGCGAACAACCTGCTGGGGTGCTCGTTCGTTGTAGCTCCAGACCCAGCAGGGTATGCCAAGCAGCAGCAAGGCGAGGTATCTCTGGTGGATATCGTCAAGCAGGCCGGGTTCAAGTGTCAGAAACCCCCGACAAATGATCCAGAGAAGCGGATTCAGGCTGTCGAGCGCTTGCTTGTGCAACAGTTAGAAGGTAAGGCGCTGTACCTGATCGACCCGGGATGCACCACGTTAATCAAGGGATTCCGGTATGGATACCGATACAAAATCAAGAAGTCCGGTGAGATGGAAGACAAGCCAGACAAGAACGCGTTTTCGCACGTCCACGACGCCAACCAGTACGCTGACTCCGTGATCGACATGAACATCCGAGGCGGCACGCTCAACACCGGCAGGCGCGAGATCAAGAAGTCCTCTTACTCCTACACTTGACCCCTTGACAGCTCAGCGTACAATCGGGTAACTCTTGGAGACAGCCATGTCTTTTTTCTACCCGTCCATCACATCAGAAGACAGAAGCGAACCTTTTGAGCTGCAGGTGGCCCGTGGTCTCGTTGCTGGGCATAAGCCGCTGTTCAAGTTTGGCATCAACGCAGACAACAACGGCACACTGGAAACCGTATGGAGCCACAGTACTCTGTACGTATACCCAAGCGCCGCCATGGCGATGAAGGTATCAAGCACCAGTGCAAGCGATACTGCTGCCGGTACCGGAGCTCGCACGGTGTTGGTAGCTGGCCTAGACGCAGACTACAACGAGATCAGTGAAACGGTTACGTTGAACGGCCAGACAGCGGTGCTGACTACGAAACTCTTCTTGCGAGTATTCAGAGCATACGTCCTTACAGCTGGCTCTGGTGGCACTGCAGCAGGTACTCTGTACGTTGGCGATGGTGTCGTGACAGCCGGGGTTCCAGCCACCGTGTACGCAGTTATTGACGTTGGTGATAACCAGACCAACATGGCTCTGTGGACTGTGCCAGCTGGACATACCTTGTATATACACCGTGGTACGTTCTCAGCAGCATCGAACAACGCAGCGCAGTTCGTTCTTGGTAAGTTCATGGTTCGGCCATTCGGCGGTGTGTTCCGCAATGTAGCGGACATCACGGTCAACAGCAACGTGTTCGGGTATGATTTTGAGATACCGCTCGCAGTCCCTGAGAAATCAGACATCGAGGCCCGGGCTATTGCGCTGGCTGGTACAAACTTTTACGTGACGGCCTCGTTTGAGGGCATCTACATAGCTGGCGCAGCTACTCCAGCCCCCGGAACCCCAAGGATTTAACCATGGCCACAGGCATCGCACTCATCCCCGTAGCGCGTAGCTCCGATCTGGAGCGGGAGTCGCAAAAACGAAATACTGACATGCAGGCTCAGCCTGTTATTCAGGGTCTGGCCGCTCACGCACGCAAGCGCTGGGAGTCTGCCCGCGAAGCCAAACGTACCATCGAGGAGCGCATGCTGCAGTGTTTGCGCCAGCGCAACGGTGAGTACGACCCAGACAAGCTGGCCGACATCAAGCGCCAAGGCGGCTCGGAGATTTACATCCAGCTGACATCGGTGAAGTGCCGCGCTGCTACGAGCTGGTTGCGTGATACCTTGCTGGGCGTAGGTACAGACAAACCGTGGAGCCTTGAAGCTACACCTGAGCCGACACTCCCTCCAGAGCTCGTCCAAGAGCTGATGGCCAGTATGCAGCAGCAGCTGCAGGTCATGATGGAGCAGGGCATGGCCATGCCAGACCCCACGCAGTTGCGTGAGACCGCCCAGCAGATGAAAGACGCAGCGATGCGCAAGCTGCGCGAAGAGGCCAACGAGCGTGTTGACCGCATGGAGCTGAAGATGGAAGACCAGCTCATCGAGGGTGGCTGGACCGACGCGCTCAACGCGTTCCTCGATGACGTGGTGACATTCCCCTACGCGGTGCTTAAAGGGCCGGTGAAGCGCAAGCGCAAGACCATGGCGTGGCAGAACGGCGAGCTGGCGCCGTCTGAGGAGATTCGCAACGAGTGGGAGCGGGTTGATCCGTTCATGCTGTACTGGGCCCCATGGTCCTCGGACATCCAAGACGGCTTCATCGTCGAGCGCCACCGCATGACTCGTGAAGACCTGCAGGCCTTGATCGGCGTGCCCGGGTACAACGACGACGCCATCCGCTCGGTGCTCAACTCCTTCGAGCAGGGCAACCTCAACGAGTGGCTGTGGACCGACAGCGCTCAGGCGACAGCCGAGGGCAAAGACACCACCCAGACCATCTTCACGACCGACCTGATTGACGCGCTCCAGATGTGGGACAGCGTACAGGGTAAGGACTTGCTGACTTGGGGTCTGTCCGCCAAGGAGATTCCTGACCCAGACCTGAACTACCCCTGCGAGGTGTGGCTGGTAGGCTCCACGGTGATCCGCGCTGTGCTGAACTACGACCCGCTGGGCCGCAAGCCGTACTATGTGACATCGTACGAGCGCGTCCCCGGCGCTGTGGCCGGTAAGGGCGTGGCCGACTTGTGCCGCGACTCCCAGAACATGGTGAACGCTGCTGCTCGCAGCTTGGCCAACAACATGGGCATCAGCTCTGGCCCACAGGTGGGTGTGAACGTGTCGCGCCTGCCCCCGGGCGAGGACATCACCGAGATGTATCCTTGGAAAATCTGGCAGTTCCAGAGCTCTGAGTTCAACGACGGCTCGCAGCCACTGCAGTTCTTCCAGCCAAACAGCAACGCCAACGAGCTGATGGCCGTGTTCGAGAAGTTCAGCGCCCGCGCTGACGAAGACACCATGATCCCGCGCTACATGACTGGCGAGAGCTCCCCCGGGGCCGGTCGTACGTCGTCTGGCTTGTCTATGCTAATCAGCAACGCTGGCAAGGGCATCAAGCAGGTCATCAGCAATATCGACCGCAACATCATCGTGCCGTCCATCGAGCGCCTGTACCAAGACAATTTGCGCTACAGTAAAGACCAAGACCTGATCGGCGACGTCAAGGCTGTGGCCAAGGGCGCGAACAGTTTGGTAGTCAAGGAAGCCGAAGCGATCCGCCGCAACGAGTTCCTGACTTTGGTGCTCAACAGTCCAGTGGCCCAGCAGATCGTAGGCATGGATGGTGCAGCTGAGCTCCTGCGTGAGCAGGCTCGCAACCTGAGCGGCAACGTCAACCGGATCGTCCCAGACCGTCCGACACTGACAGCCATGCAGAATCTGCAGCAGCAAAACGCACAGCTCCAACAGCAGCTGGCCATGATCGCTGGCGAGCTCCAAGGCGGCGCACCCGGTGCTCCGGGCATGACTCAAGGTCCAGCGCCAAAGAATATGCTGCCTGACGGAAGTCAAGTTGGTGGTCGTGAGGGAAATATGATTTCCGCTCGACCCAACGGAGTTTGACTTTTTCTGAATTTGTTGTATAGAATCCACATATGAAGATTTTTGTAGGCCAAAAGCCTGACCGGCAGCACATGCAAGCGTTGATTCGCTGCAAGCTGCAAGAAAACGAGGCGCTACTGGCGCTGTTCCGAACCAAGCTGGAGGAGACCAAGGTCTCCTTGATGCAGGCAGAAGAACCGCACCGCTTGTACCGCCTCCAAGGTCAGGCCCAAGTCTTATCAGATTTCCTCGAAGCGGTTGAAAAATCGTCCGAGGTCTTCGACCGGATCAAGTGATCCGATTTTTGTAGTCCTAGCAAACCATTATGTCGACGGCAGACCGCAGTAGGAGCCTGAAGCAGAGTTGGAGCTTTAAAGGAAATTGAAATGGCATTGCCAAGACAAGTAGAAGCGCAGTTACGAGAACTGGAAGCACTGGAAAAGCAGCTCGCAGAGGGTAACAATCCTGCACCCGCAGACCCCAACCCACAGCCAGCAGAGCCTCCCCAAGACCCACAGCCTCAGCCAGCTGAGCCAAAACCTGTTGAGCCAACGCCGACGCCGACCGAGCCAGTAGTCGCGGAAGAGACATGGCAGCAGAAGTACAAAACCCTCAAGGGCATGTATGACGCTGAAGTGCCTCGCTTGCATGCAGATTTGCGTGAGCTCAAGGCCCAAGTGGATAGCCTCCGCAAAGCCTCTGAGACCAAGCCAGTTGAGCCTGCTAAGCCCGCAGCTCCGACAAAGTTGGTGACTGATGCTGATGTTGAAGCATTTGGTCAGGACTTGATTGAAGTCCAACGCAAAGTTGCCCGCGAAGTGGCAGCAGAGTTTCGAGGCGAGCTGGACGCCATGAGAGCCGAGAATGAGAAGTTGCGCGAGCAGCTGACCAGTACCGGCACCCAAGTGTCTGAAGCAAGTTTTGAGCAGCGCCTGTACCGTATGGTGCCGGACTTTGAAGCAGTCAATGCTAATCCCAAGTGGATTGCTTGGCTCAACGAAGTGGACCCGCTGCTCCGAGCCCCCCGATCTTCTGTTGCACAACAAGCGTTCAACCGAGGCGATGCTGAAGGTGTTGCACACTACGTGGCGATGTTCAAACAGACCATTGCGCCCGTGGAGCAAAAAGCCGACAAGACCGAAGAGCTTGAGCGTCAACTTCAGCCAAATCGTGGTGCTCCCAGCACCCCCACTGCCTCTCCAAAAGGCAAGGTCTACACCAACGCGGACATCGAAAAAATGTTCCGTAAGGCAGCAGACTTGGGGACCAAAGGGCAAACCGACGCGGCAAAGAAACTTGAAGCTGAAATTGATGCTGCGTTCATGGAAGGTCGCGTAACTGCGTGACCAGTGACACAGCGTTGAACCCCAACCTGTACTTTTTTAGGAGGCCATCATGGCTGCTGTTTATCCCGTCCAATCGCCGTTCAACACGAACCCTTCGTACTCCGGCGCTTTCATCCCCACCCTGTGGTCCGGCAAATTGCTGGCCAAGTTCTACCAGAACACCATGTTGTCGGAAATCGCCAACACTGACTATGAAGGTGAACTGAAGAACCAAGGCGATACCATCCGTATCCGTCTGGCTCCTTCCATCAGCATCTCTGACTACACTGTTGGCCAGAACCTGTCGTACGAAGTCCCCACTCCTATCTTCCAAGATATGCAAGTGAACAAGGGCAAGTACTTCGGCGTGCAAGTCAACGACGTGCTGGCCTATCAGTCCGACATGAACTTGATGAACATGTTCACCGAAGACGCCGCCAAGCAGTTGAAGATCGCCATCGAAAACGAAGTGTTCTTCAACAACATGGTCACTGAAGGCCCTGCTGCTGCCAACGAAGGCGCTACCGCTGGTGCTATCTCTGCTGCCTACAACTTGGGCACAGACACAGCTCCTATCGACCAAGCCACTCCTGAGAACGTGTTGAAGGGTATCCTGCGCATGTCCACAGTGCTGGACGAGCAGAACGTGCCTGAAGATGGCCGCTGGTTGGTTATCAGCCCCTACGACCGTCACCTGTTGATGCAATCCAACATCGCTCAAGCCTACTTCACTGGCGACGCTCAGTCGACCATCCGTAGCGGCAAGATCGGTATGCTGGACCGCTTCACTGTGTACGTGTCCAACTTGCTGCCTCGCGGCGCTGCTGGCAAGGCACTGGTCGCTGGTTTGACTGACCCCGCTACTGGCGGCGCTGTGGCCAGCGCCAAGGCCCGTCGCGTGATGGTTGCTGGTACAAAGGCTGCAATGTCTTTCGCCATGACCGTGAACAAGACTGAGCCCCTGCGTAACCAGACTGACTTCGGCGACATCGTCCGTGGTTTGGCTGTGTATGGCCGCAAGACTGTCAAGCCAGAAGCTCTGGTCGTGGCCCAAGTTGGCTCGGCTACCTAATCGGTGGCACAATGAAGGGGCTCTTCGGAGCCCCTTTTTACTTTACGGAGCATTGAATGAACGTACTTGACCTTCTGGCCCGCCTTGGCGGCGAAATCTTGTCCAACAAAGCCCGTGCTGTTGTGGACGGCAAAATTGTGATCCTTGCCCGCATGAATGGCAACGACTGGGAATACACTCCCGAAGGTCAGGAACTGGCCAACAAACACTCTAATGAAGTCGTGGCTGAAGCCAAGGCTCCGCGCACGCGCAAGGCAAAAGATGTACCAGCTGAGCCCGTTGCGGTAGAATTGGCTGATGTAGAGCCTGAACTGTGAGGTAGACCATGGCCACCGCAAAAGTTGTAGACCTTATCTCTCGGGCGCAGACGCTGCTCCAAGATACCACATCTGTACGGTGGCCTGTGCTGGAGCTGCAAGGATGGCTCAACGACAGCTACCGAGAAACCGTTAATCTTCGCCCAGATGCCAACACGGCAACTGGCGAATTTGCATGCGTAGCAGGGGCACGACAAATCGTGACCACCACGTTTGCTTCAGCACTTCGCGTCATTGAAGTCGTACGCAATACAGCTACCTCGTCTGCCAAAGGCGCAGTCCGGTTGGTTAACCGCCGCATGCTTGATGACCAGCGCCGCAACTGGTACGCAGAAACGCAGACTGTAGACATCCAGCACTACATGTTTGACCCGCGACTGCCAAAAGAGTTTCTGGTGTACCCACCAGCTTCGACAGCAGCTCGTCTCGAAGTGATTTACTCGTCTGTGCCGCTGGCGCACACATTGTCTGAGTCTGAGCTGACTAACTCAGCTACGACCGAAGTCATCCGCGTTGACGACAGCTATTTCAACGCACTGCTGGACTATGTGATGTACCGCGCATACAGCAAAGATGCAGAATACGCAGCCAATGCGCAGCGTGCTGTGGCTCACTACCAAGCATTCCAGAACGCTCTGGGTGTGTCTGCCCAGACCAATGCTGCATCGCAGCCGGGAGTTGCGTAATGGCAAAACTGTGGGCCGACTTTCTACCGCTGCTGGCCCCGCACTTGCCCGGGTGCCCAGACCCCAGTTTGAAGTTGTATTTGGCCTCTACGGCCTCTGATTTCTTCGCCCGCACTTATTTGTGGCGCGAGCAGATTGGTGCTGTATATGTGGCCCCCAACCAAGTTGACTACGACCTTGACCCTGACACTGGGCTTGTAGAGAACGTCATCTCTGTGGTTTACGGCGAACACACGTTAACGCGCACCGATTTGCGCCTGATTGGCGCTGAGAAGCTGTCCGAGACCGGAGAGCCACGCGAGTACTGGATTCAAGCTGACAACAGCATTCGCATCTTTCCAACACCGGAGGAGCGCACCACGCTTAAAGTGTACGCCGTGCTCAAGCCCAATCGCACTGGCACAGGCGTGGAGGATTGGATTTATGAGACTTGGGCCGACACGTTGGTCAGCGGAGCAATCGCTCAACTTGCCATGATCCCCGGCAAAGAGTGGTCTGACATCGCATTGGCTGGCATGCACAAGGGCTTGTATGAGCGGGCTATTACCAACGCCCGCATTCGTGATTTTCGCGGCGTCCGCATGATGGTGCGCCAGCGCCCAGCGGCATAAGGAGCTCACATGGCTGAGAAGATTCGACTCGTGCAGGGCGACACTGCCCCGGCGCTCACGGTAACTCTGACTGATACCACGACAAATGCAGCGATCAATGTGACCGGTGCCACTGTGCGTTTGAAGTTTCGTGCTGTTGGCTCTGAGACGCTGCGCGGCACTCTGACTGGGTCTGTGACCGACGGCGCAAGCGGTGTGGTGGTGTTCTTTTGGTCCGATGAGCCAACGATCCTTGACGGCGATCCCGGTGATTACGAGGGTGAAATCGAGATCACGTTTGCTGACAGCACCATTCAGACTGTGTACGACCTGCTCAAATTCAAGTTGCGTCAGGACTTCTGATGACCAGCGCTAACATCAGCGTAAGTCTGGTTGGCGCTTCTACTTCTTTGGTGGAGGCCGCGTCTGGCGTTTCCGCCGTTTCTATATCTGCAGCTGTCGCATACGACGCGCTGGCAGCCTCTACAACGGCCTCAGTAGCCCAAGCCAGTGTCTCGGCCTCGATAGCTGGGTTTAGGCTGTCCTACGTGGCTCTGGCAGCTTCTGCGGCCCTTGACGAGCTCGGCTGGTACAAGAAAGTCCGTGACACTGTAACTGTAGCGGACGCAAAGACTTTCGCATTTGGCAGCCTGAAGGCCGACACAGCTTCGGTAACTGACAGCACCCGGGCGGCGGTGACTAAGAGTTTGGCTGATTCAGTGACAGTGGTGGACGTCATCAACATCGTCAAGACAACGCTGCGAACTGTGAACGACACAGTGACCGTGGCCACGACTACAACAAAGCACGCATTCAAGAACCTGCAACACACTGTAGTGCCCTCAGACGCGGTGTCCCGGGCTATCAACAAAGTATTGGCTGACGCCTTCGCCATGAACGACGGGGCTGATGTCGGTGACGGGTCTACGTACTCATTCCAGAAGTTCATCAATAACGTGGCATCTATTGAGGACGCCCGGTTTTTTGACATTGCCAAGACCCTTACAGACGAGCTTGGGGTGGCAGATAACATAGCCCTTGAGGCGGTAAAAGCCCTTGCAGACGCGTTCAGCGCAAGCTCAGCTACATTCACTAGCTTTAGTAAGGCACTTGCGGATACACTAACGGCTGCAGACGTTGCGGCTGTAGCGTCTACCAAAATTCTTTCTGACACAGCAGGTACAGCGGACTCAGCGGTACGGTCCACCACCAAAGCGGTCGCAGATTCATTTGGGTCCACAGAGTCGGGTTCGGTAATCTCACAGGGGTACTGTGACCTGACATATTTTGAAGCTGATTACGTCGGTGAGTACCGCACGTTTGCATAGGAGATTGTCATGATCCAAGAATCCATCAAAGCCAAAGGCGAGTTGAGCATCAAGCTGTTCGGCCCAGACGGCAAACTCAAGGCTGAGCAGAACGTACCCAACTTGGTAGTTACGACCGGCAAGACATTCATCGCAGCTCGCATGGTGGGCACCCCTACAGCTATGAGTCATATGGCCATCGGCTCTGGCACCACTGATCCAGCTGTTGGTGATACCGCGCTGCAGACTGAACTGGGCCGTGTGTCCTTGACCTCCAGCACATCCACTGGCGCAGTGGTGACATATGTTGCCTCTTTCGGCGCGGGTACCGGCACTGGTGCGGTTACAGAAGCTGGTATTCTTAACGCATCGAGCGGCGGAACCCTGCTGTGCCGCACCGAATTTGCGACCGTAAATAAAGGCGCAGACGATAGCATGAGCATTACGTGGACCATCACCGTTTCGTGATTTGACGCCCTGAGCCAAGTACCAGAGAGGAATATATGAGCACCATAGTTTTGCGCAGTGTCAAGGGCTCACCCTTAACCAATGCCGAAGTTGATGCAAACTTTAGTAATCTAAACACAGACAAGACTCAGCTCGGCGGTACGTATTCGTCCGGAACTGCAAATGGTGTGTTGTACCTCTCTTCATCCAAAGTCCTGACCACTGGGTCTGCGCTGACGTTTGATGGGACTACGTTTGTGAGCGGCACTGGCATTCGCGCCAACTCTTTTATGGAAATTCGCAGCAACACCGCAGCGCTGTACTGGGAGAATGCCGCAAACACGATCTACTGGGCGCAAAAACTGACTGGTTCAGACTTTGCGTGGGATTACTTCAACGGCAGTAGTGTCTCCGAAGAAATGCGCCTGACCAGCACAGGCTTGGGGATTGGGACGAGTTCGCCTGCTGCAAAACTTGATGTAACGGGAACTGCTGCAATCTCTGGCGCTGTCACCCTCTCCGGCGGCACTGCCAACGGCGTGGCCTACCTCAACGGCTCCAAAGTGCTCACCTCTGGGTCTGCGCTGACGTTTGATGGGACGAATCTGAATGTTGGTAGTACTTCTGTCTCAGCGGTAAGTTCTGGGTCTGTCGCAGCGGGCGTTATTGGCGCAAGAGCCGCTTTGGCT